GTATTTACATCATTCGTCTAAATTTAAAAATATAATCGTTGCTTGTGTTTGTAGCTATATCTCTTCGCATTTGTAATTTTAGATCAGTATTATTCAATTGTCGTAATACTCGCAAATATATGTGATTCGAATTTGGTGCGTGACCGGCTGCGTGAAGTATTATTTCACTGGTTTCTGTACTATTTGTAGAGCTATCATACCATGACATGAATCCCGTATAATATTCATGATAGTTCATATTACCAGCCTGTTCATCTGAGTATATTTGAACCATGTACGAACCCGTAACTAAATCATTCCCTGATATACTCGTGTCTTTCCATGTGGTATTCGTGAAGCTGAGGGATTCTGTGAATGATTTTATTTGGTCAATATTCGTACCACTTGTCGTGACCAGACCCTTGTGTTGTATCGAGCCATCAACATCCAACTTCTGAGATGGTAAGGAACTCCCGATGCCGACGTTACCAGATGATCGATGTATATCAGAACCACTGGCTGTCCAACGACTGAAAACTGGGACCGAGCCACCTATTCTCAAATTAAAACCAGATGCTATGTTTATGTCACCACCGACGTCGAGTGTGTACGATGGACTCGTCACGTTGATACCGACCTCACCGGTGTTTACGACTAAATTGTTTGAAAGATTCAAAGCCAGGGTAGTATCTAGAGTACTCTCCGGAATGTATATTATGTTGCCCATAGACGGATGTTGTGTACATTGATAATACAGCTTTATCGGTGCATCCATAGGTACCGTGAAGATTATTGTAGCAGTACCACTACCACTGACTCCAGACGTATACGCAGTCCCCTGATAGCCATCTCTTATTTCTAAGGGGTGTCCACTGTGTACGGTGTTATCGAACACGTATTTTTGACCTCTCATCAATGTGAGAGTTGGATTAACCATAGCCGTATCAAATCCCGGACCAATTACCGAGTACTGTCCAGAACCCGGGCTGGCAAACGTATATTTTCTGAAAACAGCGTCACCGTTCCCACTAATATTTCCACCGACGGTGAGATGTGATGAACACTCAATTTCTCCGGTGACGTCGAGATCTTTTGTGGGCGAAGCTTTATTTATCCCAACTCTTGAATTAACCGTATCCACCACAAAATCATCGGTGTTTACGATTAAATTATTATCCACGGTGACGTTACCCGCTATCAAGTTACTCCTCGTCGTCACCACAGTTACATTGTCTCCAACCAAATTACTGTTCGTCGTCACCACAGTCACACTGTCTCCGACTAAATTACTGTTCGTCGTCGCCACAGTCACGTTGTCTCCGACCACATTACTGTTCGTCGTCACCACAGTCACATTGTCTCCGATCAAATTACTGTTAGTCGTCACCACAGTCACGTTGTCTCCGACCACATTACTGTTCGTCGTGATGGCGTTGATAACTGTAGTATTCATCCCATACGTGACGTTGGATAAGGTCAATGTTCTATCGGAAGAGAATGCTACCTGCCCGGCTTGTGGATTGACTTCGGAAACCGTTTGGAGTTGTGGCGTTGGGGTAGATTGGGACCCACCAGATAAAATGAAATCAGATGCGACGATGGTACCGGCGAGTGTGATTTCCTCACCACTAAATTTAGTGGCGTGTACGTTACCACTCGTATAAAATGTATTTGAACCATATTCATCTATCTGAACGTTGGCACCTATATCCAATGTGTGAATGGGTGTGGTGTTCAAAATACCGACATTTGATGTAAAGTTTACAAAATCAGTCGATTTTGCGTTTACATGATTAATAATGACTTCGTCGGTATCGATAGTTCCAGACACGGTTATATTCGACGACTTGAAATGTTCGGAATATACATTTCCACTCGTATAAAATGTATTTGAACCATATTCATCTATCTGAACGTTGGCACCTATATCCAATGTATGAATGGGTGCGGTGTTTAGTACTCCAACGTTAGACATAAATCGAACAAAACCATTTGTTTTTGGGAAAATCTTGTCTACGATTGTATCACGCACTGTGACAGAATCAGTGATCTCAGCAGTTTCACTTGTGACTTTGTTGGCGTATGTTGTACCACTCGTGTGAATCGTATTTGAACCAACATCGTCAATGTATACATTCGCACCCACATCCAATGTGTGCATTGGTTGAGTGTTGGCTACCCCAATATTAGAACTTGTGACAAGACCGGTACCGGGGTTTGTAAATTGTACGGTATTAGCTGTAACACTTCCAATTGTAGTAACTTCTTGGAGAGTTGTAATGAGTTTATAGTGACTATCAGCGGGGTTATATGCCTGATACAACGCATCTCCTTCAACTACACGGAGCGTGGATGACGCATAGTTTTTCTCATGTATGTTTGAGAATTGTCCTGCGTTACCAATGAAAGGCATGACTACTACTATTAATTACCAAATAAAATACCGGCCATTCCATTCGATACTTTTAGTATGTTATAATTTACGGCGTATACGGTAATTTTTTCACCCGTTCTGAGGGTACCTCTCTGGACATTTCTGAGTGTAATTTTTGCGTCATCGAGACGGCTGAAGTTACACGTCCCGGTGGGTGTGTAACTCGACGCATTTTTACAGAAATTGAACGCATAGTATCTAGTGTAGAAGGGGCAGTTTTGGTTTTCATCAAATTGGTTAATTCCAAATTTGCTATGTTTATAGTTTTGGATGGAGTGGTAATAGAGTGGGGACATGTTTTCTACGAGAGGCGTGGAATTGAGATAGATATCAGCGGTATCGAATGTAAACTTATCATTTATAAGAATGTTAGTTGTCGTTGGATGTCCAAAGTAGAGACTCTTTACTGGGTGATTGAAGAATGATATATCAAGGTTATCCGACGTGTCGTATGTTTGTTTTTGTACCTGTGTGATGATAAATTCATGTGAGTTATCGGCAAAAAATGTACGTTCCTCTGTATCGAGATACACATAATTTCCATACAATTTGACATCTACTGGTTGCGATGCATCGGGAAACTCTATACGAAGTTCTATCTGGTGGTACTGTAGAGCTATGAGTGGCAAAAACATTTCGTGGTCACAGAAATAGAAATGAAGTGGTAAAAATCGGGTGTTCGACGTGGAGGTCGCATTGTTAATTTCCTGGGACTTTGTGTACGTCTCAGCCATATAATTTTGCCAAATATCGGCGATAAAATCAAACGGTTGGGAATCCACTTTTGTTCCTCCTATGTATAGATGGAACGTACACCCAGTAAATTTGGTGACGAGATCCGTACCCTCGAACCAGAGACCATCGAGGAGATCCCCGTAAGATGGAATGATGACGGTAGAGTCCTTGTTTGTAATGATTTTAATGAGCTTGGCCGCTTGTGAAAAGTTTTTGTGACGTGTATACTTGGTTCTAAAGAGGGACATACCCGCTGAACTCGTGATGTACGCATCCTGGGCACCTTTCGCTGCGAGTTGAATGAGTGAACCAGACATATCTAATATGAGGGGAGGTTTTCTTTACAGCGAGGAATACTCACCGGAGAGAAAAGGAGAAGATTATTAAATGGGTTTGTATTCATGTAAGAGTTAATTTGGTCGGGTTGGCCACGTTGGATTCTCAGCATCGGTCGTATTCGCGGGAAGATCTCTAAGCGCCTGGCGATATTCGAGCCATGCTTGCCTTATATCATCTGTTTTGTGAGGATAATCAATAGAACTGTATTTGTCAGTTTGATCGAGTAATGTGTTCCGTGTTTCGCGAAGTTTTTGCATAGGAATACCGTCTAGTAATTCTTGATACCTTCTTTCAAATTCTTCTTTTGGTGGTTTTTTATGACCCTCTGTGACCGTCAATGATTCCCATGTAAAATTGTGACTGACGTCTGGAGGACATGTATCAATTAATTCAAATACGGCTGTTGAAAAAAGGTCGGATTTTGTGTTTAGATCGATCGAGTTCATTACATTATTTAGAGATAATGTTTGGGTATATAAAATCCATTCAAACTAGAACCATTTATATTAAGATAATGGCTAGAACCGAAATATTGCGTCACTCTAAGAGAAAATGAATTCCACCCGGCTGAAACTTTATAGACAGCGGCATGATTAAAATCTCTCCAGCTGCCGGCACCTGTAGCATCGGGGGACCAGTATTCGTGAAATTTTTGGTAACTCGAGGTGGAGCCACTGAACTGATCATATAATGAACTGTCGGTTGGTTCTTTATTATTCAGTGAGATCCAGCCATAAAAAGCCTGATTTCCACCGGCGTGAGAACTATTATTAGAGTCTTTTCTAGACCAGTGTCCATGGCTTGTGACGTATACATATCCGTCATGGTCAAAGTAATAATTTACTGACCAGAAATTAACCGTAGTATGGGACGCATTTGTTGCATACGACCATTGATTAGGATTATAATGAAAATTATACCTTGCCGTTTTCCCCCATTGTACATCACCGTTTGGATGCCAAATCATAATATTATCCTTATCAACGTTGCCATTGGCGTCTTGATGTTTAACTTTTAGTAAATCGGTTGCTGCACTGTGAACGAACTGGAACCCATAAGGACCACTTTCCGTCAACTTAATACCAGATTCAGTTGCCGGAGACCCACCCGAACCAGACTGAATACGTATAACCGCCCTTTCAGAGGTGGTTCTTGGAGCTATGTGTAATAATTCAGTTGGACCCGTCGCCCCGATGCCGACTTTGCCGTCTACATTCTTAATCGTCACGCATGTTGTATCAACGTTGTCGCGTCGGGCTCTGATTCTGAATGGAACTACGCCATTGCTTTGGTCGTCCGTGTCTAATTTCCACCCGTAACGATTATTGGAGGATGCGAGATAAATGTGGTCATTATCCTTTGGACCTATGTGTAATTGATGCGTGGGATCACTCGTCCCGATGCCGACGTTGCCACTTGAGTTGATTCGCACTCTTTCAGTCTGATCCGTGATAAACGTTAAATTCCCGGCTCCGCCTCGGATGCGGTCTGTATGATCCCCGTTTCCAGTCGTATTAGCATTTTTGAAATCTATCCAACCCGTATTTGAACCACTACATACTATTTCAATGTGAGCATAAGTAGAGGAATAGACACCCATATGAACACCTAATGCCTTACTGGTGTTACTGGAACCGCTACTACCAGCCACGTGTAAAGCCCCCTGTGGACTCGTCGTCCCGATGCCGACGTAGCCGTTGTTTGTTATAGTCATTCGTTCATACACGAGCGCATCCACTCCAAAATTAGAACCACTATCCTCTCTCGTGTAAAATCGAAGACCGGTACCCGCCCCAACTGTAGCATCTGGATATGCTTCTATTTTAGCATAACCCCTGGCATATGTAGTTGAAGCGGGTTGTATTATTATCGAGGAAGCTATGTCATTACCACCGGGATTACGAACATGCAAACCTGTTGCTGGACTCGCCGTCCCGATGCCGACGTAGCCCGATGTTAAAATTCGCATTGCTTCCGTTTGATTTCCGTTATAACCATTAACTTCAAATGACATATGAGCATCAGACCACAATCCAAGACCTACACCCGACCTATGATACAATCCAGGTCTGTCACCGTTTGATTTTGTTGCCCCGGTACCATAAAGGCTTATAGACCCCGTAGCATTACCGCTTGTAGGTGAAGTCCCATCTCCTACTTGTAATGTTGATAGAGGATTAGTTGTCCCGATACCGACGTTGCCAGAGTTATCCACAACATGAGTAAATAATGCCGCTTGTACCGTGGCCGAATCTGCACCCGGATCGGATGCACTCGTCCACGCGCGCGTGAATGTTGTCGTTTCGCTACATTCTATCTTCATTGTGTGTTGGGTATAAGTTCTCACATATGCTATTATTTCATACTGAGTCCTATCTGTCCCCACCTGTTTAAACTTTGCCTGTGTTATGACTGGATCCCCATGTGCGTGAATGGAACCGGACATGTTAGAGGCAGTTGTTGGTATATTATTATTAATGGATGCGTATATGATGGTTTCACCACCTCTGGCGCTCTCTTGTGCGCTATAACTTTCAGCACCAAGAAGCGAAATTTTTAAACGCGCACCGGTTGCAGATGCAGCGTTCCACGTTCCTATTTTATACCATCCATCATTAGCACCAACATCATATCTCGTTTCGTGTTGGATTATAGGACTTCCATAGAGGTGGAATTTTTCTTGTGGACTCGCCGTCCCGATACCGACATTGCCAGATGATCGATATATATCAGAACCACTGGCTGTCCAGTTACTGAAAACTGCGGGTGTACCATTTATTCTCAAGGTAGACCCAGTTGAAAGGTTTAGGTCACCACCGACGTCGAGTGTGTACGATGGACTCGCCACGTTGATACCGACCCGACTCGTCGTCGTATCCACAAACAAGTTGGCCGTACCTACCTCGAGGTTTGACCCCGTCGTTAGACCCCCCTGTACACTCACAGCCAATGCATTGGAGTCTAGGGTTACAA